CCGAAGCCTCCCAGCTGTCACATTGACCTAGCAGAAAACGTTGAGGAAAGGACTCTCCCTGACTCTCGTCAGTTCGAGTTCTAAGGTACTATCGTTAGACCAGCGATGGTCTTTCGAAATGCCGTCCGTCTGTGTCGTGTTGTCACAAAGGTGAGCGAATGCTCAATACCTTAATGACATTTAATGCCGGTAGCAAACCGACAGCAGCTCACAGTTTACGCGTCTATGCGATTTGGTTAGTGAGACATCTGGTTGTGTCTTCTCCTCTCCAGCTCGCCATAGTCAAGCTGCACACTCATCAAGGAGGTCATATGCACTACTACAGCCTTTCATTAGGTCCCGACATGGTCCGGTTATACCGTGGCCTTCGATCTAACCAGGTGTATAACTACCCTGGTTTCGCCGATATGTCGTCGTATGAGGGGGATTCTTTGTTCTTAAATGGACAGAATCCTTATGGTCTGACTCAGGCGGTGATTTCACAACCACTTGCCTGTCAGAACGTACTAGGTCGTCCTAAGACGGCCTATTCCTCTATACCTGTAGACGTGCGTACTGAACGTCCTGTGAAGCTTGACTGGACTTGGCAGGCTGACGTGTCCCGCTACGGTTCCATGCTGATGCTCAATTCTGAGCTATCACAGCAGGCACCTACGGAACACTTCAGGGAGCACGGTGTTTCTCACCCGAACTTCGTCGGTAGCCTTACCGACCTCAGATCGGATTGGTCGTACGCCTACAGCCTTGCAGGCGACGATCGTTCATGGTTTGGCGCTACCAGTCCGCGATATTCGCTGACTACTGGTTTGGCCGGACCATTGAGTGAGTTGTACCATTTAGGATACTCACCTTCAGGATACCCAACGTATTACACGTGGTATTCTCAGGTGGGCCCATCTGGTTCCTACGGACTTGACTGCGACGCATTCGATCTCTCCAAGAACATTCTGTCTCTTGGTAAGTCGTCTGGGTCATTGTCTACCATCTATCAAGATGGAGATAGAGCAGTCTACACTGATTTTGATGGAGACGTCATTCGTGACGGTAACCATTTTCAGTGGAATGTCTCGTACACCTTCTCTAAGGAGCGTTATTCACTTGGAACCCTCCGCGAGGAGTCTAAATTCCGTGTGAACATCCGCTTCTTCCTTGAGTTTCGTGAAGTTTGGGGCCCTTTGGACGACGTCTCGTGGAATCCTATCCACCCTGACGTCGTACAATTTAAGGACCTCTCTTCTGTGCAGCCTCTTGGCTACACAGTGGACGGTATATCTACTCCCCAATCTGTGGGGGATGGTATCCGAGTTGAGCTTCTTTCCAGAACTCAACTCTTCACGCAACCTTTACGCCAGAGCGTCGGAACGGAGCCCTTTTTCTATGCCTATCGTAGGCAAGGCACTCCGCACCTTTATTGGCTTCACGGACTGATGAAAGTCAGGACTGAGGCACAAATGAGGTTCCTGCGCCCGAGTTCGTTTATGTCTTCAGCTGATGCTTTAGACAAGCAGATGAACGCCTTTTCTGGCAATCTACTGCAAAATCTTCAGCACATCAAAGACATCGCGAGCTTGTTCCCGAATCCTGCTGACTTCGAGCGCCTTATTGCTAAGGCGATCAAAGGCGATCCTAGCGCTATCAAGGACTGTCTGGACTTAATAACCCAGCTTATCCTCAAGTATCGCTTTGAGATCGCTCCTTTGTTACGTGATGTCGAAAAGCTTAGAAAGCTTGACATCTCTCTCGTTGAGCAGGCTTCGAAGGTTCAAACACTGACGTCGTACGGCCAATTCAAGTATGTCTTCCTAGACAGCGAGAATTGGATGCATGATGGTAAGCTTGAACTAGTGACGAGGTCGAAGATTCGTTTCATTAGCGATCCTTCGACTCTAATGGGGCAGCTCCTTATGGCGAACTCTGTCGGTTTACTTCCGACACTTGCTCGCATATGGAATTTGTTACCATTTTCATTTGTGGTCGACTGGTTCACGAATATGAGTAAACGTTTACACTTGGTTGATGACCAGGTGCTTTGGTTAGCTTTGCGTGTTGTTTTTGCCACGCACAGCTACAAAGTAACGTATTACCCATCCAATGAGGCTCTTGCTGCTTATAATTTGCAGCATTCCTCACTTGGTGACCAGTTCGGCGTATCCATGTATATTCGCGAATTCACGCGAATTACACCAAGACTCACAGAAAGTCCTTATGACTTCCTGCGTCCTACCTCCGGTCCAGATCCGCTGACCGTAGGTTCACTCATGTGGCAATTCATTTAGCCACATCCGTATCCATGGCTACAATTCGTAGTCATGAAAATGGTGCGAACCATTTAGCCGCCCACCTGGCAGTTGTGCCAGGAAAAGATACAACTTCGAAAGGAAGTGTACCATGACCGTTTCCTATGACTTTGTGAACATCTCGTCCACGCCCGTCCGTGTAGATATCGCTCGCGTTGATCAAACAAAGATCCTCGCGATTTCCGATAACACGGTTGTGGCAAAGAGTGGTGTCGCCACCACCACCATTGACTACATTGTCAGTGGTGCGGATGCCCTTACGTACTGCGAGATACAGCAGCGAGTTGATACCCGCCCTGCCTCGAAGCAGTTCGAAGGAAGCTTCGACCGTGGCACCGTCCTCGGTTTCAGTCTGCGCCTTTCGGCGCCGATGACCCGTTCGGATAGTGTCTCCGGCGAAGTTGTCACAGAAATGGCCAGCGTAACGGTGGCAGCTTCGCTGCCTTTCGGAACGACTGATCTGGATGGCCTGATGGACTTCTTGTCCTCAGCTTTTGGCCTGACCATCGATTCAATTGATGGCACAAGTCATGAGCCTAACACGAACAGCTTGTTCAAACTCGCTGTCGGTGCTCAGGTCTGGTAAGATCTTGGCCTATCGAGGATGTAAGTTAATCCTCGACGGTGGTGTTGTCAGTATCTCATCTGATGACATCTCCTTCCCCAGTGAGTTTCACTACGGGGAGAACGGACCTTTCCTCAAGGTCTTTGTTTTCTCTTATGTCAAACTCTTATGTGACAGTCCATTTGAACCAACTTCACCTAAGCCTCTTCGGCTGAAGATGAAGTTCCTGAAGGCTCTCCTTACGGAGGACCTTAGGTCTCTTATCAAGAGGTTCTCAGACCTTGCTGATAGAATACTCACCCTGAGTTATTCTACCGGCAGTGAGGACTCAACAGTCCTCATCGATGACGAATTAATACATACATTCGTCGAAGGCATTAAAGATACTCCTGTTTTTAAGGAGTACCTTGCCTGGTATCGAGGTCGTGATCCTGGTCTATTGAGGTATGTACTCACCTTCCTCCGTTTCGGAAAGAAGTTAAAGTACATTGATTCCTCTTTAGATACAGTCGCCTTTCGCGACTGGTGCCAGGTCGAAGATAGACTGCGTACTCTAAAGCTCTCAGATTGTGACGTACGGAATCTAAAAACCGTACTTTCTGAGTGTTTGGGGCCTTTGCAAATAGATACTTTGCTCCCTCATTTCGGGGGTGGTAAAGTAGCAGAGCGCCATGTTTTGAATGTATATGACAAGCTAGGTAGCTTGGGAATACATCCACGACTGGAGTATGCCTTCTGTAAGCCGATGCTAATGAGCAGGAGCGAAGAGAAGGGCTTCCATCAGCGATGGTGGTCGACACATAACGATACTCACGACGTCTCGCTTCTAAAATTTGTCCCTAAAGACATTTCTAAGTCGCGATCCATTTGCATGGAACCCAACGCCTTTATGTTCTTCCAACAGGAAGTGTGGCGTTGGATGCGTCGTTCTATTGATCAAGCCCCGATTGGGAGATTCATAAATCTCTCCGACCAGGGTGTCAGTCGTGATGCTGCCATACACGGGAGTCAATACCTGTGTACTGATACAATAGATTTGAGTTCTGCTTCGGACAGCGTATCGGTAGAGTTAGTCAAGCGGGTCTTCCCGCGTGATTGGCTATACTATATGTTAGCTACACGGACATCGAAGGTTAAAACCCCCGATGGTAGCGTCCGATCTGTATATAAGTTTGCGCCGATGGGAAGTGCAGTATGCTTTCCCACTCAGTGTATCCTTTTTACAGGTATATGCATCTATGCATATCACGCAGTTATGACTGGGACGACGACGGGTAATTATGAATTGACCGCGTCGGATGTGTCGGCTACCCTAGCCGGCATGTACGAACGTCGGTCAGCTTGGACTCCTTTCCGTAAGAAGTTTGAGCCACCTGTTGTCTTTGGTGACGACATTGCTTGTGATTCACGTGTCACAGGTGTTGTCATCGATCTATTGGAGCGTTTTGGCTTTGTTGTGAATGTTGGTAAATCATTCACAGGTTCGCGTTCATTCCGTGAGTCTTGCGGGGTGTACGCTTACGAAGGTCACGACGTGACCCCTGTAATGTACCGAATGCCTTTCTTCACTGAGGGGCGTTGGGATGCAAAGGTATATGCTTCCATTATTGGAAGTATAAACAATGCGAACGATGTGGGTTACCACCATGTCGCTTCGTTTTGGCTTTCACTTCTTAAGGAGTACGGCTTTAGAAACCGTTTACCCTTTGTCGTGGATAACCTTGCCTTCGGGATCTTCACGCTTAACAAGCATGAGGTACCTCGAACCGATCTTCGTTGGAATGCCTCTTGGCAGGTCAACGAGGAACGGGTTCAGGGCATTGGACCTGCTGTTGTGAAATCGAATAGGCCTCACAACCTAGACGACTACAGCATGGACCAGTGGTGGAGAAGTAGAGTACGTGATGTAACCTACCTTCCGGAAACGGGGGGTTCGCGTATTCGGCCTCAAGAAACGAGGCTCGTACCACGTTGGGCACGGTACGAATAGCAAACTAAGTTGAGGGGGAATGAGATCGACGCGGTTCCTTT